TTAAAGAAACAATTCCCCCTAACGGATTGTTTTGTCCTCCGACATAGGTTCCAGAATTTGCATATAAAGGACCTCCGTTCATTTTTTGACCGACTCCTTCTCTTAATAATTTTTTTATGGCTTCAGGATCTTCACCTAATTCTGCTGCTAACCTTTCATAAAAAACAGAAGCTGGGATTTCAGAACCAGAAACTTCTTGAAATTTAAAACCAGTACCGCCTTGAGGTGCTGCAGGAGTTCCCCCACCACTGCCTCCGCCTCCGCCTGTTTGTGACCCCTGTACTGCGTCATAGATACCTTTAGCACTAGTGGCTATCGTCGCTGCGTCTTTTGCGAATGGGGCTGCCGCTTTTGCTCCTGCTGCTATTTTACCACCAGCAGAAGCTATCGTTGTCCCTATAGTTTTTAAAGCTGCGAGTAGTTCTATTGCCATTTTAATTTCTGCATAATGTTTTTCAGTATGGTTTATTAGCGGATAAAGCCGTTCCCGAAGGCTGCAGTAAAGAACTGATAAAATGATTATACTTCAAGATCATTGACTGTGTATATATTTATTGGTTTTTCTTTCCCCTTAACTTTTATAGGTTTTAATGGTCTAAGTTCTATTTGAGTTTGTGATGCTGTATTTTCCGTAATTACTATATCTTCCCCGACTTCCTTACAACTACTCTCCATTCTAGCTGCAGTGTTTACAGAGTCTCCAATAGCGGTGTAATCGAAACGCGTATCACTGCCCATGTTGCCAATTACAGCGTCACCTGTATTTAATCCAACTCCGATCTCTATCCCAATATTTTCTTCTTTTATACGTTGTTGTATCTCTATAGCCGCAAGAACCGCCTTATGTGCGTGGTTTTCTAAATCTAACGGTGCATTAAATATAGCCATCATTGCATCACCTATATACTTATCTACCATTCCTCCATGTTTTTGTACAACTTTTTGTTGAATAGTCAGTGCTTTGTTCATAATTATAGTAACTTCTTCTGGAGGCATACTTTCGCTCATAGCTGTGAATCCCCTTACATCCGTGAACAGAAAGGTACAGTACCTTTTTTCACCTCCTAATTTTAATAACTCAGGATTGTTTTGTAGTTGTTTTACTTGGCGAGGATCTAAATAATGTTCAAATTGTTTTTTAATCTGTTGACGTAATTTAAATTGTGTACGATAGTTTATATAAAAAGCTGTTGTTCCTGTTAGGATTCCAGTTATTAATGTCCATGTTACGTCTATTAATAACCCGTTTTTTATTAAATAAAGCCCAGAAAACGCAGTTAAGAAAGAAATAAGGGTAGCTAATACTATTCCAGAGGTTATTCCGAATACGTTTAAAACTAACCAGATTAAGCTTATAACCACAGAAAAGATAAGAAGCTCTACAGCTAAAGCATAATCAGGTACATATGGACTATTTTCTATAAGAATACTTTCAGCTAATGCGGTTTGTATTTTATGAGGCTCAAGATAGCCAACTGGAGTACTTAACTGTGGCATAATTCCTTTTGCAGTAAACCCCACAAAAACAAACTTATTTTCTACGTCCATCTCTCGTAACGTAGTCTGTGGGGTATCTACCCAACTTACCCATTTTCTACCGTAAGAATCTACAGGAACAGAAGGTAAACCTTTTACTCTTATTTCTTCTAAACCATTTTCGTTTGTTTTAATAACATAGGTATCTGCTCCAGCTAATATTTTTAAAACTTCTGTTCCAAAAGCTGGCACGAATCCATCAGGAGTTCTTAATAACAAAGGTAATCTACGAATTAAAGAATCAACTTCAGGTCTGGCTACTGCAATTCCTTGTGAAGCATTTTGTTTTAAAATGTCTATGTTTTGCACTACTCCTTGAGCCTCTATCCCCCCGATATTTTCTCCTAAAATTACTGTGCCTGTGGTCGGTGGGTAATTATCTGTATCGTTTTCATACATAGCTAACACACTAGGAGCAAAACCTAGTGCTTCCATAAATTCAAAATCCCCTCCGAATCTATCGGGTTGTGGAAAAGCAACAACCCAACCGACACCTATCGCACCTTTTCGTAATAAGTTAATTTGTATCTGTGCTAAAGTCTGTCTGGATAACGGGTATCCCCCCTCGTTTGTTATGTCTTCTTCTGTAATATTTAAAATTGTAAAATAACCAGAAGGTTGTTGTTTAGGAAGAAAAGCATCAAATGTTTTTAGTTTTAATACTTCTAACGGAGTTGTTTGAAACGCTAACGGAAGAAGTAAAACTATAAATAAAATTGTAAAAACTATTTTCTTCATCAGTTTCCTTGTTTTATGTTTATAGTATTTGAAGAACCACCGTTAACTTTAATTATGTTTTCTACACCATTTTGTAACAGGACTAAGGTATAAGAACTTGATCCGTCAAGGTCTATTCGTACTGTTTCTCCTACACTTCTTCTTAAACTAATAAGTTGTCCTGTAATAATTGTTGTTATTTGGCTTACTTTGTCCTGACCTATTTGTGTACCTGTTATTTTTATTCCAGTCGCAATTTGATTTAATTGATCTTCTTCAGCTCCTATGGCTAAAGCATCAAGTATATTAAGTAAGTCTTCAAGAAAGTTTACGTCAAGATAATTTATATCTAGTTCTGTAAATGTTAAATCAGCTTCGTTATCTAAAAAATCTTCTGCTAAAAAATCTACATCTAAATCATTAAAATCTAAATAATCTGCTGTAGTGCCTGTTTGTGATTCTTCTTCTATATTATCTTTTTCATTAGGAGAGTTTACTATCAACATGTTGTCGATAAACTCTAAACTTATGTCTAACGTCACGGGTTTAGAAGGGACTTGGTTATAGGTCATAGCTGTCGTGGCTTGATACGGTTGGTTCAACACAACTTGACCCATAGCTGTAGCTACAACTATCTCTCCACTAGATTCCCCGTACTCGTCGGGCAATAAAATAACTAAAGAAGCACCTGTTTCTGGAGTTGTTGTAATCGTAAAATCTGTGCCTCTAACAAACACATCAGCACTGGGAGTACTGATTTTTATATTCTTTTTATTATTAAATTTACCTGTTACGAATCTTGCTGTTCCACTAGCAAACCTAAGAGCCATTTCAGATTTTTTAGGATTAGGATCATAAATATATGTATCTATAACTAACTTACTATGATCCATAACGCGAACAATCGTATCGTCAGCAAACGTAATCGCGACTCGACCAGTTTCTGTTTTGACATTATCCATTTGCTGGATAGGAAACGATAGTTCTGCGCCATACGGCTTGTCTCGTACAACCTGAGCATTGCCTTTTAGCTCACTGATACTTCCTATATCAACAGCTTGTGCCTGTGCCTTGGTCGTTTTGAACGACGCAGACAGTAGAAGTGCTAGTACCAGAGCTAAGTATTTTAAGCCAGTCATTATCTAATGTTGATGATTGTGTAATGTTAAATGTTCTATTAGCCCCGTCGTGGTCTAGGTAAAAGTAATTACCCGCATAACCAGTAGCTGTGTGTGTTAAAGCATTATCTGATCCGTCTATGTTGACATAGTTTGTAGCAGCATCTACATTGATTGAAGATATAATTGTATTACTAGAACCATTAATAATCCAATCTAGGTCTAATGTACTGGCTAAAGCAGAAGTAGCTTGGTTTAAAGTAAATGTATTACTATTTCCAGTCACGTCCACATTAACATTTGATGAATCTGCTCCGTAAGTTGCTGTCTTATCGGTGTTCATATTAAAAGTATTACTGTTGCCGTCAAATTCAAAAAGCCCTGTATATGAGTCTGAAACAATATCACCTAAAAACTTGTTTGTATCTCCGATCTGGTTTATGTCTAAAGTAAGCGCTGTCCCTACTAAATTTAAATCAGTCATAGAACCTGCTGCTGCAGTGGCTCCTCCGATAATATTACCAGAACCTAATTGTTCTAAATCTATATTAGAATTAGATGCTCCTGAACTTTGATCAATAAATATTTCGTTATCTGCTCCGTAAATAGGTGCACAAAATATAAGTATAAATAGATATTTTTTCATTGTATTAACCTCCAATAATTTTTATCTAAACCCTCTTTAATTGTTTCTAACACAGCTGTTTCGATAGCTATTTGTAAAGCTACGCTCATCGGCTCGTTCCTAACATTTCCCCCTTCTATCTCTATAAGCTCTGTTCCCTGACTTATAAATCTAAAAACATCACTATCTAAAGAAGCTGATAAAACAGTTTTAGTAACCAACACTTCAGTAAGGACTCTGCCCGTACTTACTGAGACCGTTCGTAAACTAATAGTAATTATATCTTCTCTATATTGTTTAGAAAAACCTATTCCTAAATTTCTAGCTCCTGCTCCTCCAGAACTTATATTTGCTTGATATGATAATACTCCACCTGTCATAATCATATCGCCAAATTTGAGAGGTAAGAGTTTTTGTTTTTCGTCAAACGTTTCTCGAGTTGAACGAATTAGTTGTCTTTCTTTACTTACTGATTCAAGAGCGACTCGTTCGACTACTTCAAAAAACCCTGAGTGTTTAAGTGCTCGTATAAGATATGCATGTGGTGCTTGTGTAATTGCTGTAGCAAAAGTTGCATATTTAGCGTTCGATCTACGTTGCCCTGTTTGATCTTTGAAATCATTAGCATAAACGGAAATAACTGGTTTCCTAGAAGGCTCTTCGACATCCGCTAAAGCAGTGTATAGTTTCTCAATCGAAGCAGGTTGTATATGCTTGATCGGTGGTAAATTATTTTCTAGCGGATCAATCATCAAAGCACAACTAGAAAGTAAAACCACCAATAGGTACGATAACTTCTGTTGTATTGCCGTCTTCATCAGTGATTGTAACTCTAACCTCCTCTTCCGTAATCTCATAATCTATCGTGTTTCCATCAAGTTCCATAGATCCACTTTTGTTTGTATCTTCTCCAAACAATGCAGCTTCTACTTGCCTAGCAATGTTTGCATAAATTCGTGAAGTAAGGTTGCGCATAAACCTAGCTTCCACTGTGTTATTTTCTTCTCTTTCTATTTCGTCTTTAAGAGCCTGTATTTCTTCTTCTATAGCTTGTTTGCGATTAGCTTCTTGGTTTTCTATAGTTAAATAATGACTAGAAGTTCCTTCTCCGTTAAAAGAAGGACTTTTAAACTGATGCACCATTTCATCAGCCTGTACTTGTTGTAGAACTACTACAAGTAATACTATAGATAAACCTATTATTGCAAAAAGATTATCATGTTTGTTCATCAATCTTTACGTTGGTCGTCTCTATCCGCTTTAGCGATTTTATCTATGTCTATAAGATTAGGAACTCCTAGGATTGTTTTGATCATAGTATCTTGCCTAATAATTTCATTATCTAGAGAACGTATTCTGTCAATCAATGCTACTAAAATACCATGTTGTGAATCTAGTTTGCCCCCTAGCCTTTCTTCCATTGCTGCTATTTGTACTGCAACTTTTTCATCTAAGACATCTAGCTTTGTTTCCATGCCATCAATAATTCTATTGATAAGTTTCCATATAAAGAAACCTAAACCCAATGCCGCTGCAATAGGAAAACCAACTTCGTTTATAAATGTTACTGCTTGATCCATTAGTCTTGTTTCTGAGACGCTCCAAAATAAAAACTTATAATCGCAGAAGCTAAACCACCGAGGTAGCCTAGAACAAGGTTTATCAATGCCTCTGAGTTTTGCTCAGGAGGCTGGATGGTGACTAAAAATATGTAGCCCATAAAACCGCCTACAACAACAATACCCATGATTCTGGCTGTCCAATCTTTAGAAAACTTACCTCTTGCGTCTTGTATATCTGCTGTTTCTAATTTAAAAACATCTACCTTGAGTTCTTTCATTTGAATTTCAAATGCTTGTTCTGCTTTTTTAAGTTCAAGAAGTTGTTCGGGAGTAGCTTCTTGTATCGCTTTATCAATCGCTTTGGGAGTATTAGGAACACCTAATACTTCTGAAATCATTTTAGCCGCCATACCGCCCATTGGACCACCTAGTGCAGTGCCTAAGGTAGGAGCTACTGCTCCGACCACACTTTTTAATATTCCACCTATCTTCATAACATCTCCTAAGGATTAAATTTACCTAACTCAATTAATTTATTTCTATTAACTAAATGTTCTTCTTCTACGTCGCTTTTAGATTGTCCAAAATAAGCAACAGCTAGGTAACTTTCTATCATTTTTTTATTTATATTAACTCCGTCAACTACAACGTTTCCTAAAACTCTTCCATACTTACCTCTTGAATCTTTTACTTCAGTTTGAATAACAACTTTAGCACCTTCTTCAATAGCTTTTTTTAAGAAAGCCCCAGCCATTTTTCCTCTAGCCTTCTCATCCAGGTCACGAGTACGTGACTCGGGAGTATCAATACCATATAGCCTAACACGAGACTTATACAAAATATCAAACCCAAGATCCAACACAACGTCGATAGTATCTCCATCAACCACTCTTTCAACTGTGCAACTATATTCATACATATTAACATTTCCATCTCTTTCTTGCTTGTCTCAACCTAGAATTAGGATTTTTAGCGGCTTTAGGAAACTTTTTCATTTGTCCTGCTGACCTTGCGCAATAAGATTTTCTTCTTTTTGCTGCTTTACTGCCTTTTTTTACTGTTCCTGTTACAGCGGTTTGAAGTTTAGATCCAGGATTTTTCTTCCTATAGGCTTTTACACCCTCAGCCGTCATTCCCGCGCCCGATTTAGTCTTGCGATAGTTAGCCCCTTTTCCGCTCGTAGTGCGTCGTATAGGTTTTTCCTTACGCTTAGTAGCCATTATTTCTTTTTAGGTTTTTTAGCTGTTTTAGCAGAACGTTTAAAATCTGCGGCGGTAGGCGCTCCTTTAGCTCCTTTTTTACGCGGTTTTCTGCCCTCTGCTTTCTTTTTATTAATATAGTAATAAAGACCTCTTTTAGCTGTTCTACCGTCTTTAGTTTTATGTGTTTTTTTACTTGGCATTATTTTTTCCCTTTTGCTTTTTTCTTAGCTGTTGCACTTAG